GGTAGTGGGAAAGTGCCGTAGGCTTCTGTTCCTATGTAGACAAAAATGCTATGACTATAAGCATTGGCGTTTCCACCAGTAGTCCAGCGATAGTAATAACGCTGTGCAAGTTGTAATTCTCCAGCGATTGTTCCTGTTGCAGTTTGGAAGGGCGTTGCCTTTGACCCGTACTCAACCTGCATACCCCAAAAATCAAAAGTATTTGACTGAATACCTAGAGAACTAGTACGAGCATTATAATCTGTACCAGCAGACACCCAAATTTGCATTTGTAGATAATCGTCATTGTTAGTTCCGAGAGTCTTACCTGCAATAGAATCAATGCTAAAGGTTGCAGAATAACGCGCCCAAGATGTTGAAAGAGTTACTTGTTGTCCTGGTTCAGTATTTGCAGCAGATGGGCTTCCACCAGTTCCAAATTGTTGCTGAGGTTCTAAATATAGTTTAGGTGTACCTGTTGCCGCTTTAGCCCAAAATGAAAGAGTGACAGTTTGACCAGCAAAAGTTCTAACCGATTCGATTCTTTGTCCAATTATAGTTCTTACAGGTGCGCTTGTTTGTGATGCCGTTACAATGCGTAAAAAGTTTTTCCCTTCATATCCAGCAACAGGTGCTGTTCCTAAAGTAAATGTTTGTGCTGAAAAAGTGCCAGATCCATCACCTTCGGTTGTTGCTCTCCATCTATCAAAAGTATAAGCACCGTTTGTTGTCGTGCTTGTAAAGGATCTTTGATTCACATTGAAGTCACCATTAATTATCTTGTTTTTTGCAGCTTGACCATAACCCACGTTCCACAATGAAGTGTCAATGGCATCGCCCAGCGTACGCATAGCCTGTGCGCCATCTTTTACAAGGCTAGTGTTGTCAGGTTCTGACCAACCATAATTCGGACTTGTTGCCATGTGATTATCCTAACTTATCGTGTGTAAATAAAGACGACCGCACCACTTGCTGTCGCACCAGTTCCACCGTTACCGCTTCCAAAAGTTGTTTGGAAAGCACCGCCACCACCGCCACCGCCACCGTTGCCAGTTCCACTTGTAGCAGCTGCATTATCACCAGCAAGGTCGCCATCTTGTAAAGCGCTTCCACCATTACCAGCACCAGTTCCGCCAATACCACCAGTTGCAAATGAAGTCGCGTTTGCCTTAGCACCGCCACCACCGCCACCGCCACCGTTGCCTGATGAAAATGTCGTTGGCAAACCAATGCCAGTTGGCAGACTTAAAACCGTTCCAGTGCCAAAACTTGTTCCAGGGTTGCCGTCGCCATTTGTTGTCCTTTGTGCGCCGCCATTGCCACCTGGGGAACCTGCCTGGCTGGTGTAAAAATCAACGGCTGGGTCAATGGAAAACAACCCACCGCCTGCCCCACCTGTAACACCTGAACCATTTGCGCCTGAACTGACTGAAATCAATGACCCAAAACTCACGCGCTTAGTTCCTGCAAAATCAAGTCCGACAGTAAAAGTCTGACCAGGCGTGACGTCATAATTCCAAAACGCAGCAGCACCCGCACCACCGCCACCGCCGCCACCTGCACCGCCTTGACCACCTGAATTGGAACCGACTTCACCGTTTCCGCCGTAAGCCTTAGCCAAAACGCAAATTTGATTGACTCCCGCTGGGACTGTGTAGGTTGTGTTGCCCGCGTTAGTGATTGTCTGCCCCAGGGTGTAATTGCCATATACCAACGGCAAACTGTAATTGACTTCCGAAATGTTCAGCGAGATTGAAAGTTGGTTGTAACTGGCACGAAATGACCAGCCCTCGACGAAACCTTGAAAAGTTGTTCCCATGTTGGTCGGAAGATCAGAAATTGAAACGGGCATGCCCATGAAACTATTTAGCAAACTGTCGCGGTCTGAATCGTCAAGTTCAGGGTTGGTCAAGTCGTAGGTAATTTCATTAAAAATTGGTTGGGGGTCTTTACGCAGTGAAAGGTAGAAGTTCGCCTGTGCTGAAGCGTCACTTGAATCGTGCAAGGTTGTCGAAATGATTTGGGAAAGCGCGCCATAGGTTGAGATCGAAGTTGCGTCGAACGCGTTGACTTCGGCGCTGCTGGTTGCGTTGTATTTAATTGTGACGTTGTTTCTAACGTCGCCTGCACGGGTTTCAGTACGCAAACCAGCTGCGCGGGCATGAATGGCACTTAATTCAACAAAACCGTTGGTGTTTAAATAGTCGCTGCGGTGTGTCGAATCAGCGTACGAAATTGCACCGTATGCGTCTTCGTAAATGTACCCAAGCCCTGAAGTCGCCAATGCCGAAACCAGCGAATAGACGTCAGTTGTTTGACTTGAACGTGCTGCCAACTCGTAATTGCCTGGACGATCAATTTCGCCCAACCCACTGTTTTCTGCGTTTTCCCATGTGATCGTTGGGTCGTAAGCAGCCCACGTCAATGCTGGTGCGACTTCAATCCAATTGTTGACCAGTAAATCTTCAAGAATCGTAAAAATCTGATCGCCGTCAAAATCTTTGGAAAGCACACCTTCGGTCAATGCCTTTGGCAAACGTGCCAACGCGCCCAACGCGGTAATCGTGTAGGTCTGCGTGAACATGGTCGAACCCACGTCTTGAACCTGCAATGCAATGTCAACCACGTTGCCACCAAAAATGGGAATAAATGTGCCTGACGTGTCTTGAATTTCAATCGTAATTCCTGAATTGATTGCAACGGGAATGGTTGATTGGTCAAGGTCAATCAACTCAATGTTGACGTAGCCCGCCTGCGCCTGCTGATAAATGTTTGTGCGACCCGTGCGAATAACAAGATTTGCCAAAATGGCGTCGGTGTAGTCAACGCCGTCAATTGATACGTTCCAAACTGGATTCCAATGGGTCATGCTAGTTGCAAGTTACCCGCGCCACCTGTGCCGCGATAGTAGGAATTGTTCAGGGTTTCAACAATTGTGCGCGCCGTTCCTTCTTTGTCGATTGCACCCGAAACGTTTACGTTGATCGTTGTGCCTGACGCCGCCATGATTCCCGCCAATGTATTTGTGTTGACACCTGAACCGCCTGAAGCACCCAAACCGCTTGACGCAACTGCGGTCGCCGCTGCAACGCTTGCAGCCTTAGCAACGCCGCCCCCGCCCCCGCCACTGCTACCGCTTGAACCACCTGACGAAGTTGGCGACGGAATTGTTGGAACCTTTGGAACTGTTGGTGTTGTTGGCAATGTTGGTGTGGGAATTGACGGCACGCTTGGTGTTGAGATTGTGCTTACGTTTGGCAAAAATGGAATCGAATTGTAGGCACGAATTAAAGCGTTGATACCTGCAACCGCGCCCGAAATCAAATTGTTCAAAACACCAACGACGCCTGCAATGACAGTAATCACACCACTTGCAATTTTGCCTGCGACCTGTAAAGCCCCACCAAGTACCGTGCCAATAACTGGTGCAAGATAAGTCGCAATGTAACTTCCAAATTGTTTGAATTCGTCAAGGTTGTCACCAATAGCGTTTTTAATGTATCCAAATGCCTTTAGCAAACCATTAAGAATTGGCGTGAAAGTGTTCACAATGATGTTGCCCAATGTCGTGATGACCCCGCCAAGCCCGTTGCCGTTTAGGCTGAATGCGCCTGAAAATGCGTTGATGATTGGCAATGCGTTTTGATTGATGAAGTTGATCATCTTTTCAAGGATAGGCAATAAAGCAAAACCAATTGTTTCTTTTGCTTCGTCGAACGCAACTTGCATGCGTGCAATACGTCCCGCGTATGTGTCCGCGTTTTTAGCCGCTGCACCGCCAAACAATGTTGTGAGTTTGTCTTGAACATCAGTGAATGACATTGTTTTCAATTCAGCAGCTGAAAGCCCAATGCCCAGTTTGCCCAGGGAAGCGGTGTTGCCGTCGTAGGCTTTACCCAATGCGTTCGCCACTGTTTCAAGCGGCTTGCCCGTTGCCGTTGCAATGTCCAGGGCGGTTGTCAATAAATCTTGCGCCTTTGTGATGTCTCCCGTTGATCTAACCAGGCGTCCTAGTGCTGGGCGCAGTTGATCGTCAGCCACACCAGTTGCCAATGACATTTGCAGAATTGAATCTTCGGTTGCCGCAATTTGCGCCTTTGTAGCCCCTGTGGCGTTTTCTAAGGCCAGGGCTAACTGTGTCTGTGCTTTTTCATCTTCAATGGCGGCTTTTACGCCTTCAATGCCGATCTTGACGGCATAAGCACCAGCAGCAGCGGCGGCAGCAACGAACGCTGCGCCAATCATTTTGCCAGTCTTGGCAATCTTGTCGCCAAATGTGTCAACGTCTTTTGTTGCGGTTTTCAGCGATTTGTTGAGATTGTCAACGTCGCCAAGAATCGAAAGTTTAAGGGTACGACTGCCAGCCATTAATTGTACTCCTTAACGATCTTTGAAAACGATTCTTCCCAGCGTTTGATGATTTCAGGTTGTGCGCTTCTAAGTGTTGGATAGATAAACCAACCGCGTGAACCGCGACCTTCACGACCTGACCACACTGGAAACTGCTTAAACTTATTTGAACCGAATTCGTAACCGCCCCAAACCTGTTGAGTAGTACCGCCACCACTTAACTTTTGCCCAGCGAAACCAAATGAAATTTCGCCAATCTTCGACGACTTGGAAACCTTTGAACCGTCGGCGACGCGATTGTCAACCAAGTTGCGGGTACGGCTTGACGCCGTTGCCTTGATTTTGCCTTGAACGTAAGTTGCCAGTTCGCTGGTCGCTTGCTTGGCTTGCGTCAACGCTTGGTCGTCCATTGCTTTGAACGATCGGACAATGGCGCGCAGTTCGGCTTTGTCGTAGGAAATTGCTTCCTTAGCCATTTGCCCGCCTTTCTAAAATTTCGATAATTGTCAAAATGTCCTCGGCTGATTCAAACTCGCTGGGCGGTAGCCCCGTTGCCAGGGCTACTTCCCACACGATTCGACTTAGGCTTCCGACTCTATGACTTTTGGGTTTGCTTCACCGACGATCACTTCGGAAATTGTCTCCGTCCACACTTCGATTGGCTTGACTGGCTTACCAGCTGCTTCTCGCTTCATGGCGTGATAGGCAAGAAAGACAAGATCAGAAATTCCGATTTTCTCTTGTGCCTGGGAGATTGTGTTTCCCGTGTGCTTTTCCCATTTGACCCACTCTGGCGGTGCAGCCGTGTAGGTAATTTGGTTTCCGTCGTTGTATTCAATTGTGATTGGCAGTTTCATTTTTTCTCCCGATTAGTTGTTTTTAACTGAATGTTTCGGTTGGTGTTCCAACCACTACGAATGATAGATCAACGGTTTGCGCATCAGGTGCTGAACCGCCGACCGCTGGAAATACTGGCATGACGTTGAATGCAAAAACTGCGCCTGTTGCAGCAGTAAGTGATGCAGCCAATGTTGTGTTTGGTGCAGTTTCACAAGCAGTCCATAGCGCCTCGCATAGTGAACCACTTGCGCCCCAGTCTGCAAGCATAGAAACGTCGAATGACCACTGGTCATCAATGTGCTTGTAAGCCTTGCCGTCAAGTGTTTGGTATGTCTCGACTGTTGGTGAGTTCGCAAGCACCGCACTGGTCGCCTGTGCGTCGTAGTTAACGGTCGCGATCGTCAACACTAAATCGCGACCCGTGATGATCGTTGTTGGCACGTTATCTCCTTTTATGTTGTTTGTGTGTAGTACGTTGAAACGTTTATGTCAGCAACCAGCATTGGCGATTGTCCTACTTCCAACACTGTCGGCTTTTCAATGACGCCAACAACGTATCCCGCGGGCATTGCCGCAAGAATTCCCATGATGAGTTTTTCCAGGTTGTCCAGTGAACCCGCATTGCTATTGGAAGCAACAACGGCAGTAATTGCAAAATTAAGTTTGACCTGTGTCTTAGCCTTACCGATTAACACAACTTCCATATAGGGCGAATCAGGGACAACCACGATTGCAGGTGGAATTGGTGCTTCGGGAACGCTGGGATAAACGTTTGCAGATAGCGCGCCGAACGCATTTGCTAGGGCTGCACGGGTTTCCGAAATGGCATTGGCTGGCATTATTGGACAACCGTCTCAACGTCCAGGAATGGCATTAGCAAGGTTGACACGCGGTTGGTTAGGCTGCGACCCATTCGATAGGGCGTTGAAGCAAAATCTACGCCTTCGATTTGTCCGCCTGCGGCAACGCGCGATTGGAAAACTTCAACGCTAACTGCCAAAACTGCTGATTCGATTGGCGCACTGTTGGCGTATAGATCAGCTGCGGAATACCCTGAAAGTGTTGCACTGCCCATTGGAATGATCTCGCGCAATGTCACGTCGGCATTTGTGCGGGCTGCGGTGAAACTGTATTCCTTAACGTCCACGACTGTGACGGTTGCTGAAAACGGTGAAGGTAAACCAGCGACAATGACTGATTGTCCTGCCACAAAATGATGTGCGCGTTGCGTGTAATACGTCGCGACGTTTGATTCAAGTTTGTACGCGTTGACTGCTGAAGTGTTTGCAACCAGCATTGGCAAAATTACGGCTTCAGCGGTGTTGATGATTTCGTCAAGATAACTGTCAGAATAAAGGGAAACGGACACGCCAAGCACCGTACGCAATTGACTCGCAGTGACAATGGCTGGCATGTCCGTTCCTTTCGATCGGCTGCGGTGAGATCGGGAGAACCCACCGCATGATTAGTTGGGGTTGGTTATCAGGTCTTGTTTACGCCAAATGCACCAGCACCAATTTTGGTTGCTACTGCACCGAATGAATAAACACCGACTGTGATTGAACCGTCAGCAGTTGATTCAGCACGCAACTGGTATGAAGTTCCCTCGTACCATGTGTATGCGTCAGGGTTGATGATCATGATTGAATCATCAATGTCTGTTGTCGCAGCAGTATTTGCAGTGACGTATAGATCAAGACCTGCAACGCGTCCACGAAGTGAACCAGGTGTTGCTGAACCTGGTTGGTTCATTGGATTTGTTACTTCGTTATAAATTGGACGCCCCGAGTCGTTGAGTGACATCAAATTCGACCATTGGCTAGTGTTCACCAAAATGTTGCGTGCAAATGGATTTGCAAGACCAGCAGTTGCAGCATAAACGCTTGCAGAACCGCGTGCGATAACGCCAAGCAATTCAGCTGCTGTTGGGTATGTTGCAATTGAAGTTGAGTCAGCAGTTGCGCCAGCGACTAACTGATCATTGACGTACTTATCCTGCGCCTTAGCCATTGCAGCAACCATGTTGCGAAGTAGTTCGTCGTAAAACAATGGGCTAGTCCTCGTCAACAACTCGACAGAAAATTTCTGCTGGCCTGCAAATTTTTTGACGTCCACGCTCAAGAACGCAGAATTTTGGTCAGTCTCATTGAAGATTGCGTCTTCGGCAACTACGGCAACCGTTGGGGCTACTGTAATTTTCGGAATTTCGAAGGTCATTCCCGCGTCAGGCAATGCACCGCGAGAAATCGCGTCAATGCTTGGGCGAATTGTTGTTGATAGTCCATTGATTACTTCTGACAACTGACGTGTTGGAACAAGTCCAGCATTGTCTGTTGTGTTGTCAGCTGCTAAAACATACTGACGTGCAGTTTCGTCGCCTGTTGCAGCAAGAACCTTATTCTCAAGGTACTTTGCAGCAGTGATTTCAATGCGTGGCGTTGCTTTCCAGCCACCCACGTTGTTTGACTGTGCAGTCACTGACTTTGCGGCTTCTACCGTCTCGACGGTTTCCGCGTTTGTGACGGTGTTGTCCACTTCGTCTCCTTCTGTTGTTGGTGTGACTTCAGGTTCGATTGTCGAATCTGAAACTTCATTTTCTTCAGCAGTTGTTGCCGCGACTGATTCGACGCGGGCTGATCTGATAGCAGGTTCTGACGTCAATGCGACCGCAGTCAATTCACCTGCAAGAATTCGCACTGTTCCGTCCTTAAGTGTCTCGTATTCGTCGAAAGAAACTTCAACGCTGAAACCGTCGCGCAAACCTTCTTGCGCTTCGACCAGTGCGTCATTTCCCGCAGTTGTCTGCGCGATTTTGAATGTTGCGTCAATGCCTTCGTCACTTGATTCAATTGAAAGTGTTTTGCCAATTCGACGCGTGCGATCATGTTCAAGATTAAGCAAAACCGACGTTGGTTCGATTGAACCTTTTGCGAATTGCACTTTTCCAATTGAAGCGTTGCCAGTTTCTTCGAAAGTGACAATGCGTCCCGTGATTGTGCGACTGTTTGAATCTGCCGCAGTGATTTGCATTGGTGTGATTACTTTTTTACTCATAGCAGCATGTCTTCTTCCTCGCGTATTTCATCAATTGACATTGCGCCAATTCGATTCAAAATTTCATAAACTTGGGCACGTTCGTACGGGTTACCACGCAAGAAGTCATCAAGATCAAACATAACTTTGTTGCCTGCTGGCGTAAAGTCCGGGAATGATAAACGTTGTTCGATTATGGACATGTAATTTCTAAAAGCGAAATCAACGAGGTCGCGCCTCTTGTCCAATGCGTTGGAATAGGTAAAACTCGATTGCTGCGAATCTGTGAAGTATGCAGGCAAACCACAAGCGCGAGAAAGTTCAAGGGCGACGTAATTGCGGGCTTCATTCAGCTGCAAATTTTTTGGGTCATAACCAATTGTTTCCAGGGTTACGTCAGCATTCAAAAACGCAGTTGATCTATTGGCACGCGCCGTGCGCCATGATGTCAGCAACTTTGAAATTCGATCTGCTGGAAGTGATGTTCCATTTGATTTCAAAACCATTTGTGGAATTGGTTCGTTTGCAAAATTCATTGCGGCACGTTCTAGGGACGCAGCAGCCTTGATTGTGCGACCTGCTCGACTGAGCAAACCTTCTTGCGTGCCGTTGAAAACAACCAAATTGGCTGGGTCAACGTAAGCGCCGTCAATTGCATACGACGCGATTTCGTATCCCATGCCGTTTGTTGTAATGGTTACGCGTTCAGGTGCGATTCGTTCCATTGCGCGAATTTTGCCCGTATCGGCATACCTATCCATAACAAATGCGTAAGCGGTAGGAAAGAAAAATAAATCGGAAATTATCCATGACCAGAATGTCGCACCTGGTATTCGTGGGTCAGGTTGATTGATTACGCGCGGTTGTGAAACCTTTTCGCCCGTTGCTTCGTTGCGTGTATGCATTGGAAGTGACGCAATTGTCTGAATGATGCCAAGTGCGCGCGCGCATGTTGGAACGCTCATTGCTTCAGCGCGTGACGCGGTTACTATCCCGCCGAATAGGAAAAGGTTTCCAATTTCACTGTAATACGGCGCGATAGCAGCTGCGTCCACGTTTGCGGCTTCGACTGGAACGGCAGCCTCAACCTTTGGCGTGAATAGATCGAAAAATCCCATGCCCGAATTGTTGCAGGCTTATACGATCAACCAACCATGATGTCAAGATCATTGTCTGGGCGTGTCGCAAAATGTGTGACCAGGGCTAGGGCTACCGCACCGCAGACAACTGACTGGGAAGCACGGCGACCGATAACCCAACCGCCGTCACCTCGACGCAACTGCACCGCAGCCAAAACTTCTTCGGATAATTGTGCCTGACCACGGTGTTTCAAACGCCCTGAGTTGATTGCGCTGAGCATTTCGTCGCAGGCTTGTGGGTAGGCGTTGTCCATGTCGAAAACGGGAATTCCAGCGGGTGCAAGTCGTGCGGCGACCGCCCCACTGGTTTTGCGACTGTAAAGCACATATTCGGTTGGATACTTGCGGGCATAATCTGCCAAGTCATTGGCGATAGCCTTATCGTCTAATTGCAATTCATTTGTCCAAGTGTGCAGTAATTTGACCACAAACTTTTCATCACCGAGTTTTTGAGCGCCAACCAAACTTGCGTGCCGTCTATCGGGCGAAAGATCAATTGCCAACCAGGTGAGTTTGTCCAAGTCCAAGTCAGCTGCTTTGTCCAGGCAATTACCCCAAGACGCAGAATCTACTGCGCTATTGATTGCCACAACCCAGCGGCACAACACTTCAGTCATAACCACGTCGGGTGGGTCATTCAAAACGGATTTGATGTTGTCTGCATGAATCAGTGTGCCCATTGACGGGTTTGAGTGCCTAGCGTTTTCCACGCTGATTTCGTCGGTTGGCGCTGACCATTCAAAATAGCCAATGTCATCTTCAACCCCTGCAATGCTTGCGAGCGCTCGATCGCGAAATTGATTCAACACCACTGACGACGAATCGCCTGCGTTTGTGTACGCCATAACCATTGGGTTGATTGCAGCCATAAGGGTATAGCGCAGCGACGCAAATGATTCAATGTCGTTCATTTCGCGCAATTCGTCCAGGTGAATCGTTGAAGGTCGGGAAACACCACGCGCAGCCGAACCGCCAGCACGCACAATGAAGCGATTGCCTGTAAGTGTCTCGATTTCCTCACCGCCGTGTTGCCAACGTATCTTCTTGACCTGTTTTGCCAGCGAATCATTCTTTTCAATGATCTGAACCATTGCCCTGAACTGTTCCAGGGAAGTTGACAATCGGTGCGCCGAACCAATTTGTAAGTTTTCTTCCCATAGGAAAAGCCCGCCAAGAATTCTGATCAGCTGCAAAAACGATTTGCCATTCTGACGTGCCACAACAATGGTGTTGACTGGCGTTGCCCACCGCCCGTCGGGCTTTACCTTGTGGGTGTGGATAAGGGCAAACTTTTGCCATTCCATAAGATCAATCTTCAAACTTGTCGCCAAGTCAATCAATTCATGCCCGCGTGAGGGTAAATCGTTCAATGGCGTGTGGATTCTTGGGGTTTGAACGCCAAATAGCCCGTTTTCACGTTCTACGTCCCTACCCAAAACCGTTTGAAGCCCGTTTAAGCCTTCTTCGGTCGGTTGGTGACCTTCTATGACCTTTCTAGTCATTTTCGTGGCTTCTTGAGTCGTTTTTGGGGGATATTAAACCAG